TCTGGGCGAATGGGGCGTGGACGGGGCGGTGTATTTCGAGGAATTCAGCAGGGACGTGCACGTTGTGGAGCCGTTTCCGATCCCGGAGCACTGGCTGATCTACCGGGCGATTGACTACGGTCTGGATGCTCTGGCGGGGCTGTACATCGCCGTGGACACGCAGGGATGCGCCTATGTATGCGGCGAGGTGTACGCCCACAATCTGATCATATCGGATGCGGCGGAAGCTCTCGTCAGGTCACAGCTCCGCGACCAGGACTACATTACATATGCTCCGCCGGACTTATGGGCGCGCATGAAAAACAACGGTGTGACCGTTGAGGAGGAGTTTTACAGGCACGGCGTGATGCTGTCGAAGTCCTCCAATCAGCGCGTGCCGGGATGGATGCAGGTGCACGAACGGCTCAAGGTAATTGATGACGTGGACGGTGTATCCAAGACGGCGCGGCTCAAGATTTTCTCCTCCTGCCGGAATCTGATCCGGTGCATCTCCACCATCAAATCGGACGAAAAAGACTGCAACGACGTAGCGACCGAGCCCCATGAGCTGACACACCTCCCGGATGCGCTCCGGTACTGGTGCGTGATGCACACTATGGCGGCGCGGGACATTGACAGCCGCACGCCGGAGGAAAAGGCTCTGGCGGACTACAAAGCCTCCCGATTCCGTCAGGCGGGCGGCAAATCAAAGATTATTCGGAGGTAAGGATAATTTACCTCAGAGCGGGAAACCGCTCTCATGTGCCATTAGTTCAGTTGGTCAGAGCACCCGGCTCATAACCGGGCTGTCCTGTGTTCGAGTCACAGATGGCGCACCACGCGGGATGAGGTGCATCGTCCCGCGCTCATATGCGTTCTCCTTTTGTATATAAGCGGTTCCCGTAAAATCCGCTCGGTCTTATTCCTTTCGCCGCCCCGGTGCAATTCCGGTTGGGAAACGTGGCATTGTAGCTCAGTTGGCGAGAGCGGCGGTCTGTTAAACCGTTGGTCGGGGGTTCGAGTCCCTCCGGTGCCTTATGCTGGTGTGGCTCAGACGGCAGAGCAGGCGTTTTGTAAGCGCAAGGCCGAGGGTTCGACTCCCTCCGTCAGCTTCGGGCGGGGCTTTCCATTCTTTTCACCCGCCCGCCTCCACTATTTCATACAAAAAGCAATATGGCAGGCGTGCTTTTCCCGTCTCGGCGCGGGTTTCGTCTCCTGCCCTCGCGTGGTATCTTGGCTCAACAGGCAGAGCAGATGCATCGTAAGCATCCGGTTGTGGGTTCGATTCCCTCAGATACCTGACTGCGGCAGTGGTTCAACGGCAGAACGGCAGCCTTCCAAGCTGCATATGAGGGTTCGACTCCCTTTTGTCGCTATAACGCCGGTTCGGTGTGTGATCCTCCATTATGTGACGGGGGATATCCGCTGACCGGCGAAAAAATAACCCCATGGGGTAAATTATATTTACATACAGGAGGTAGTGATGGCACTCAAACTGACGATCAGACGGCTCACGAGGCGCACGAAATGCCATGTTCCGGGATGCAAGAGCAGAAATGCACTGAAGATCACCAGACGATACGACGTGAACGGCTCTCCGCTGTTCCTGTGTCCCGACTGCATCCGCGATATTCACGCGGCATATCAGGCGATGGAGGCGGAAAAGCAGGCTCAGACCGACGACATCAATGCTCAGATCGAGGAACTTACAGCGGAACGGCTGGGCGAGAAGGAGCCGGAAGCGCCCGCGGAGGAAGCACCCGAGGTTGAGGAAACCGCCGTGGAAGCGCCCGCGGAGGAAGAAAAGCCGAAGAAGCCCAGAGCCGCACGGAGTAAGAAGGAATGACGGAAATAATCGCCGCTCTTGCGGTATTAGGAGCGGTTGGGAACGTGGTTCTCGGCGTGGTTCTGTACCATATTGTTGCCGTCAGCAAAAAGGACGGATGTACAGCGGAAACCGCGCCTGAGAGCCGGGAACGTACTGCGGCGGGCAAGGTACGGATTATTTCCCCTTACATTAAACAGGAAAAGCGAGGTGACAGGCAGTGAATCTGATTGAATTTCTGCGGGGTACGATTCTCGGCGGCGAGAAAAAGCCCCAGAACGTGCCTGTTTCTCACGACGACGAGGGGGAGGTACTGTATGCGGACGACATTATCTCCCACATTATGCAGGAACTGGAACGCAGGCGCGGAGAGCGTTCCGGGCATGAACTTCAGTGGTCGCTGAACGCGAATTTCCTCGCAGGGCATCAGAACTGCGACATTGATACGGCTTCAAACAGCATCATTGACGAGGATCGGGTGGAGAAGCGCGACCGGGAGCGGCGTGTTTATAACCGCATTGCCCCTCTGATGGAGACAAGAGAAGCCAATCTGGGGTCCGTGAAGTACGATATGGCGGTTAAGCCCCGGACGAGTGAGCCGGAGGACATTGCAAAGGCGGCTGTATCGACGAAACTGCTGGGATATCTGCAGGAAAACGTGGATTTCCAGCACAAAATGGCGATGGTTCGCCGGTGGTCCGAAGTTTGCGGCACAGCGTTCATGCTGTCGTGGTGGAACAAGGAAGCGGGCGAAGTGATCGCATACGAACGCCTCGAAGTCCCCCAGCCGGATGGCACCGTGAAGGAGCTGATACGGGAAATCCATCAGGGTGAGATGGATATGGGGCTGCTTACGGCGTACGAAGTGTTTCCCCACTCCCTTGTGGTTGAGGACATCCGGGATCAGCACGATATTATCACGGAACAGGTGCTGGATGTCGGAGAGATCTACGACAGGTACGGCGTGAAGGTGGATGGTGAGGAAACCGACACATACACGCTTTCCCCGCTTCCCGATGCCGTCACCGGTCACGGAAGAACCAATGCGGCGTTCGGCGTGAACAAGGTCAGCCGCGAAGACTGCGCGAAGGTCATCACATACTATGAAAATCCCTCGAAATCCCATCCCAGAGGGCGCCTTATCATCATTGTGAAGGATGTAATCGTCTTCTACGGCGAGCTCCCGGGCGGTGTGATGCCCATTCAGGTGGTGAAAGCGAAGGTGCAGACCGGTCTGTTTTTCGGACGGTCTGTGATACAGGATCTGATACCTCTTCAGCGGACGCTGAACAACGTCCGGAACAAGATCGTGGATCACATTGCCTCTGTCGCCAACAACACATGGCTGGTTCCGGAAGGATCCACCGACATTGCCGCCATGGACATGGACGGAGTGGAGCCGGGTTCTGTCATCATCTGGAACCCGGAACGCGGGAAGCCCGAAATTGTTCCGTATCCCGATCCTCCTTCTATAATGCTTCAGTATGCGCAGATGCTTGAAGAGGATATGGAGTACACGGCAGGTGTGTCCCAGCTGATGGTGTACGGTGCGGCGGCATCCACGTCCTCCGGCAAGGCGCTTGAAACGCGCCGAGAGATCGACCAGACCAGAATGAGCATGACAGCGGACAACCACAGGGAAGCTGTTCTGGGCGTGGCGAAGATCTGGCTTGTTCTGAACAAGGAATACAGCACCGGATACCGCGTGATGCAGATATCCGGCAGGGAAGATCAGGCATCGGTTTACACATGGTCTGCGGAGGATATCAACTCCTACGACGTGGAATATGTGGCGGAAAACGAACTCCGCAATTCTCCGGAACAGCAGAAGCAGGCGTTCATGGAGGCATATCAGCTCGGATTATTCACCGATGACAACGGTCGGATGTCCCGCGAATTCAAGCGGAGGGCATGGGAGAAATTTCAGCTCGGATCCCTTGACGAAGCCATGGAGCTTGACGATATGCAGGCACAGAATGCCCGCCGCGAGAACGCTTATCTGGAATCCGGTGTGATTCCGAGGCGGTTCAAGTATGACGATGACCGCGTGCATCTGGAAGAACACATCAAATACGCGCTTTCTGCCGATTTCCGGCTTCTGATGCACCGCGCCCCCGAATATGCGGCTCTGTTCGATCAGCACATCGAAGAGCACCGGGCAGTTATTCAGCAGAAAGAACAGGCGGCGCAAATGCAGGTTATGGCAATGCAGGCCGCCGAAAACAATTCAAAAGGAGGACAGCAGTAAATGAACGAAGAAAATCAGGGTTTATCCCTCAGAGAAGCCATTGACAGGGGCTTTGAACGTCTGGAAGCCGAAGAGACGGCGCAGCAGACCGGATCCGCTCCCGCAGACAGCGCACAGAACAGCGCCGAGTCTTCCGGCACCGTTGCTCAGACCGACGAGAGCGGCGCACAGGCTCACGAAGAATCTCCCGCCACCGATACGCCTCCCGCGCAGGAACCGCCTGCAGGACAGCCTGTACAGCAGAGTCAGGGCATCAGTATGGAGATGCTTGCACAGGCATTCTCTGATCTGCGCAGTGAAAATGCCAGACTCCGGGAAATGGTGAGTCAGCAGAATGCGGCGATGAATCAGCAGTCGGAAATGGCAGAACAGGCGGCAGAGCAGGTGACAAACCTTCCCGCCGTTCCCACGCTTGATCTTCATGCGCTTCAGTATATGAGCGAAGAAGAACAGGCATCCGCGGTTTCGGCATGGCAGACCGCCCTGCAAGAAGCAATGGCGGCGAGAATGCGCTCCGAAATCGACCCGATCCGGCAGGATTACGAAGAAAAACGCCGCCTTGCGGCATATGACAGCGCCCGCTCTGCGGTTTCACGTGATCCCCGGTTCTCCGACTTCGAGGCAAACGCGGCTGACATTGAGCAGATTGCGGCTAATCCGGACTTCGCGGCGATGGATCCTCACAAGCGGCTGGTATACTCCACCATTATTGCCCGCGGACTGAGAAATGATCCCACGAAAGCTCCCAGCACGGAGGAAATTATCCGTCTGGTAGAATCAAACCCCGATGCGCTCCGCGCCATTGAAACGCGCCGCGCACAGCAGGTGCAGAAGCAGAATGAAACTCTGCCCACCCTGTCCGGCTCCACGGGTTTCGGCGGTGCTAACCCCGTTCCCGAAAACCATGTAAAAACGAAGGAAGACCTCGATGACCGCGTGATGCGGAAATTCGGGCTTGCTTAAATAAAATTCCAAAATAGGAGGAATATCAATGCCTACTGTTGCACAGGACCTCATCACGATTGAGTCCATTCTGAAGGAAGAATATCTCGATTTCGTGAACAATAACCTCACTGTAACTCCTTCTCCCTTCCTTGAGATGGTGAAGAAGGAAACCCTTACCGCGGCATCCGGTAAGTTTGGTGCGCGTACCGGTATCGGCGGCGGCTTCGGTATGTCCGAGGAACGTCAGCCCACACCTCAGGCGAACGCACCTCTCTACAACAAGTTTACATACGAATCCAAGGATGCGTATGTAGATATCCAGATTTCCAACAAGGACGTCCGCCTTGGTCAGTCCGACCGCGCGGCTCTCGTCAACACTGTGAAGGATATCATGGATGCTTCCTACGAAGCGGCTGACTGGAACGTCGGCAGAATGCTCTTCGGTGACGGTTCCGGTGTTCTCGCGCAGATCACTTCCGCCGTAACCACTGCTTCCAATTCCGTTGTTGTGGACGACACGACCAACCTCATCGAAGGTCTGGTAGTTGACATCTTCGCAACCGGAGCGGCTGTGGGAAGTACTCCTTCCAGCTCCGCACTGCGTATCGACGCCATCGACCACAGCACCAAGACCGTTGTATTCTCTCACAAACCTGCAGCGGCTCTCAGCGCCGCCGGCGGTTTCCTTGCGGTACAGAATTCCTACGGTCGTGAAATCACCGGTCTGAAGTCCATCTTCGACACTACGGTTCCCACCATTTACGGTGTATCCAAGTCCGCAAATCCCTGGGTGAAGCCCTATTCCGTATCTGCGGGCAACGACATCGACGACACCAAGCTGACCGATGCCGTTTCCTTTGCCCGTGACAAGAAGAACACCAGAATCAACCTGATTATGGCGGGTGATGCGGCGTTCCGTGCCTACGAATACTACATGAAGGAAGGCGCATCCAACTACAACCTGATCGAAAAGCGCAAGTTTGTGGGCGGTGCAACCGGCTACACCATTCTCTGCGGCAATCAGGAAGTAACCGTGGTTCGCGAACGCTTTGTTCCTTCCACCAAGATGTGGGGCGTTGACACCAATCAGTTTGCTCTCCGCCAGACCGGCTGGGACTATGCTACCCACAACAGCTCCATCTTCACCCTTCTTGCAAACACCTCCGTGTACCGTGCGCTTCTCGCAAACTACATGGAACTGATCTGCAAGATGCCCGGCGGATGCATTGAGCTGACCAACTGCGGTCTTTCGGCGTAATCGTCCGGTAAACGAATAATCCCTATAACAAACGGGGTGGGGTGCGCCTCACTCCGTTTTTTGTTTGAGGATGAACGGAGGTAAAAAATGAACATAAAATCTCTTTACGACACGGTGGTTCTCCGTACTCCGTGCTCTCACAATCAGTTTCTGACCCACCTTGACACCACGGTGCGGACTCTGACGGCGCAGTATTCCATGCCTTATGTGATTCTGCGCGGGGAATCCTACGGTGTACCGCGTTCTATTGAGAACGATATCCCGGTATATGAGGAATATTTCCCGGCTGTCGTTGACAATATTCTGTATCTTCTGACAGGGAACATCGACCGGAAGACTGATTATGTGCAGGAAGCCGAAGCCGCATATAAGGCAGTATGGTCGCGCATGGCGAGGGGCAGAACGATTCGCGGAAGGGGGTATTACGATGTATAAATCCGGAATTACTGCGGCGGAGCTGATCGAATCCCTCAGGGAAGAAGCGGACATTTCCATTGCTGTGCCGAATTCTGCGTGGGTGCGCGCGATCAACGCTGTGGAACAGTTCCTGTACACGGAAGTGCTCAGGGAATACATTGCGGTCCGCGTAGATTACGATGACGTGGCGGACGATACCATTGTGATCGGAGAAATCCCCGTTCCGACGGGTGCGGCTGTTCCGGAATTTGACGATATTATCCGTGTATTTGCGGATGAAAACGAAGTCGAACGTACCGGGGCTGTCGGATTCTATGAATTTCCCGAAAAACAGCTTTACTGTCCCGGGTATGACGGTACGATGAAGCTGAACCTTCCGGAGACACCCGACGAAATCATCCTGATTGTACGTCTCAGACCGGCTCTCAAGGAAGAGAACAGCGCGGATGAAGTGGCGCTCCCCCCCGAATTCATTGATCTTGCCGCTTCCCGGATGCGGGGCGAGATTTACAAGATCGCCAATGAAGACGGTCTGGCGGCAAAATGGCTGGCTGATTACAACAGCCTGCTTGAGTCCTTCAAAATCTGGGCGGCGAAGCGGAACGAGCGGTTCGGAGGCTGATATGGCAAAGAAAAACGACGTATTTGCCTACGGATCGGCGGCAATTCCCTCCGGCGAAGCGAAATACTCCGTGATCCGGTGGGGGTGGAACGGTCTGAACCGAACCGACCGGATTGACACCGGATCCATCACGGATTCGTCCGGCGTGGTCATCAATCCGCCTTATGTGGAAGCGGCACTGGTTCCGCATAATTTCTATTACAACAGCGAGGCGATTTCCGTTCACGGATTCGGCGACAGGCTGTTCATGGTGTACCGGGAAGACGGAAAAATCAGGGTTGACATCATTGAAAAGAGCGGGTATCACAGGGAAGTTGTTCTCGGTGATGCACTGGGCACGGACGAAGACTTCCGTCACAGATCCATGGTTCAGTTCAATGTGGCGACAAATCTGGAGAATATCGTGGAAGCGGAGTATGACAGGAAGATTCTGGTTTTCCCGGATTCCTATTCCATGGATTTCAAGCCGGCCGGCGGAATCTCCGAGGGTGCATATCTCGGTAACACATATCCCGGGATTCATCTTGCGACGTTATACGGATCCCGGGTGTTCGGTGTGGACGAAAACCTTGTATACGCATCAGCATACAACGATTATGCGGACTGGAACCTTGACACTGCAGACGATATCAGCGATGCCCATGCGTGGGTATCCATGTCGCAGTCGAACGCAAAGGCAGACGGCGAATTCACGGCGATTGCCACCTATGACAACCATGTGGTGCTGTTCAAGCGCGATTTCATGCAGCTGGTGTACAGCAACAAAAATCCTTTCCGGATTGTTGATGTAGGCGCATACGGCTGTGACAACGCTTATGCGGTTGCTGAAACGGACGGCGTGCTGTATTTTGCTTCTCCTTCCGCGGTGTATGCATTCACCGGCGGTGCACCGAAGAATATCAGCGAAAAACTGGATATCAAAAACTATTCCGGGGCTGTCCTCGGCGCATGGAACGGATTTCTGTATCTGTACTGCGGCGGCAATCTTTATCGGTACGGGGACGGTGTATGGTCGTGCATCGGACAGCCTGCGGTTGGATACAAGCAGTTCGCTTCCTGCGACTGGGGAATTGCCGCTCTGGATGATATAGGGCGCATCGCGATTGTCGACTGGGTACGGGACGGATCCGGTGAGATTCCCGACAGCTGGGTACCGTCGTACGGCGGAGAAAACAAGCCGGAATGGTGGTTTGAAACCGATCTGATGGCTGTCGGCAAATTGGATGTACGGCGCGTGAAGAAGGTTTCTGTGCTGTGTGATGCGGACCCGGGGGCATCGGTGGCTGTATATCTGCTGAAAGAAGATGAAGTGTTTGATCCCGAAACTTCTCAGCTGATCGGGCGCACATCCGGCGACGGGCTTGTAATGCTCCGAGCCCTTACGCGCATGACATCCGCCTATATGCATCGCCTCCGGTTTGTTGGCAGGGGCAGGGTAAGGATATATGCGGCTGAGATTCAGATTGCGTGGGGAGGGGATGTGTATGTCGAAGGATAAGCACAGATACGGGGCATCATACATCCCCGAACCTCCCAAGGAATCACGCAAACGGTCTGCCGGCGGAGAAAACGGAGGACGGATCCGGGAAATTGAAGATGCCATAGAGGAAATCAAGAATTCCATGATAAAGTCGAACCGGGACAATCTGGATGCCATGTACAACATTGATGTGGATAATCTGGATGTGTCGTTCCGTCGGCTGCTCCAGTCATACAGCGACGGAATCGTTGAAGCGAACGCTTCCATCGAGGCGTGGGCGGATGCGACCGAAGCGGGGTTCAAGGCGGTTGCTGAGTGGCAGGACGAAACAAACAAGTCCGTTGCGGCTGTGCAGGGTACTGCGAACGCAAACGGCGCGGCGATTACATCGCTGGTACAGTTTCAGAAGAAAGTGGAGGATGGAACGATAGAGTCCATCGCTTCCGTTTCCCAGAAAGCGGACGAAAACTCTGCGGATATTCTGCTTCTTGCGCAGTGGAAAAGCGAAGCGGAGGGAGAAATCGACTCTCTGACGGAATCCACGGCACTGATAAAGGCGACCGCAGATGAAAACTCCGCAGACATTGAACTTCTGACACAATTCAGACAGCAGGTAGAAAACGGCACGGTTGAATCAATTTCCTCTATCAAAGAACAGGCTGACGGAAACTCCGCATCTATTTCCTCTATTGCGCAGTGGCAGAAGACCGTAGAGAACGGAACGATATCCTCTATTTCTTCCGTAAACCAGAAAGCGGATGCAAATGCGGCTTCGCTGTTATCCATTGCGCAGTGGCAGAAGACGGTGGAAGACGGTTCTATATCCTCTATTTCGGCTGTGAATCAGAAAGCGGACGAAAACTCTGCGGATATTTCCGCTCTTGCATCATGGAAGTCCACGGCGGACAGCGATATTGATGCGCTCACAGAATCTATGGCTGTGATCGAAGCGACCGCGAACGACAACGAGGCGAGTATATCGCAGATTGTTACGGCGGTAGGGGCAAACGGTGTTGTTACAGCGGCATCCATTGTTTCCGCGGTGAACAGTGCGGGATCTTCTGTGAAAATCAGCGCGGATCATGTGGATATCGACGGCATAGCAAGATTTACGAACGTAAGCGGTACGAGCGATTCGATTACTACGGTAGACGGAAGCAAGATTGCGCTGGTGGCGGATTCTTACGGTGATTCTATTTCCCGGCTTGAATTCGGTAAATACAAATATTCCGACGATACATCTGATGATTACACGTTTGATTCCATGCTTCACATCAAAACCGTAGACAACGAAGCGGATAACGAAAATCTGGCGAGATTTGCGGCGGTCATTCAGACATATGATGCATATGATCCGTATGACGGACTGAACTACGAAACCGCTCTGAAGCTGATATCCTCCGGTGATATGTCAATGGAGTCCGACGGTCTGATTTACATGGATTGCCCGGACTACATGACGGTCAGAGCCGGGTATAACCTGAGAGTGAGGGCATCCAAAACCTATTCTGCGGCAGACAATTATTTTCCGTCAACGGATGATACATATATGTTCTGCACCAACGGAATTTATTACGGTGCCAGCAGGATCGTAAATCCGGATTATGAATTCACGGCGACTGGGATTTATTACAACGGCACAAAGATTGTAAGCACATAACAACAGGAGGTAAATCGTGAAGAAAAAAATCAAATCAGCGGCGAATGAAGCCCATCAGCTTCTTCAAAAACTGGCGAACGGCGGCATTGCAGGGCTGAAAAACTGCCAGTATGTAGCTCTGATTGCGGCGAATCTTGCGCTGATAAATGATCTTGCCGACCAAATTGAAGAAAAAACGGAGGATAACGATGGCAGAGAAAATCCTGACGATATTTGCGAACAGTGACGAGCTGGTTCCGCGATGCATCGAAGCGGGCACGCGGGGGTCGTTCGGAACGGTAAAGCTCCGGTTTGAATTTTCCGACGAGTGGGACGGCATGACAAAGAAAATTGTTTTCCATCCCAAGCGCGGAAAGCCCATTGAAATGCCCTATCTGGGCGGAGAAATCGACATTCCTGCAGAAGTCATGCGATACGAAGGGCAGTCGCAGTATGTGGTGTCCGGTGTGCGTATGAACGGCAGCGAGGTTGCGGAAAAACGCATCTCACTGCAGGGATATGCGAACGTGGAGTACACACTTGACGACAGGGGCGGCAACGCTACTTCGGTGACTCCCGAATCATATGATCTTCTCCTTGCGGAAGCGCAGGAGTATATTGAAGAATCTCTCAGACTTGCGAAAGAATCCGGTGAATTCGACGGAGCGGACGGCAAGGATGGTGCTGATGGTAAGAACGGCAGGGACGGGATCGACGGGAAAGACGGCAAAAACGGTATTGACGGCAAGGACGGCAAGGCGGGCGTAAACGGTGTCGGCATCAATCTGGTGCGCCAGACCGTGACAAGCGCGGAAGACGGCGGCGAAAACGTTGTAACGGTGTACCTTGACAACGGCGTTTCGTATACGTTCGAGGTGCTCAACGGTTCCCGCGGCAGAGGCATCCGAACCATTGAGCGTACATCCGGCGACGGTTCTCTTGGTTCTGTGGACGAGTACACCATTACGTTCACGGACGGCTCCACAATGCTGTATACCATTACCAACGGCACCGACAAGGGAGTGTCCGCAATTGCGGCATCCCGGATCAGCACAGACGGGAAATACAGAATCGACATTACTCTGACCGACGGGAGCGTGGTATCGGGGGATCTGGATATCGGAAAAATCCCCGCATCCACAAGCGAGCTGAAAAACGACAGCGGATTTATCACCAAAAGTGTATCCGATCTGGCAAACTACTATCTGAAGGACAGTACATACAGCCGTGAAGAAATCGACTCCCGGATCAGTGCGATTCCGAAATTCTCCATCAGCGTTGTGAGCTTTCTTCCGAATGATCCCGATGTTCACACAATCTACCTTGTGGGCGGCGGAGAAGCGGGCAATCTGTATACGGAATACATCAATGTTGACGGCAAGTGGGAAATTCTCGGCAGTCAGCGGGTTGATCTGACGGGATATGTCACCGACGGTCAGCTGGAAGATGTGCTCAAGGATTATGCCAAGGTGTCTGACATTCCCGAACCGGATGTGTTCTGGGTACAGTACGGAACCACCAAGTATGCTGATGTTGTCGCGGCAATTAACGAAGGCAAGCAGTGTGTGCTGAAAATATACGGCAGTGTTTTTGTACCGGTAACGGCAATGTACTCGGGCAGCGGATATGTGGACTTCTATGGTCTGCATTATCGCAATATTCTGACACTCGCAAGAATCACATCTGCGGACGTGTGGTCTAAAGAAGATACCACTGTTCTGGAGACCACGAATATTGTGCGTCGGATTAGGGAAACACCCACGGACGAATACATCCCCACGGAGAAGGCGGTATACGATGCCATCCTCAAATACGCCACGGGCGGAACCGGCACCGATCTGTACGGCAGTGCGATGGTGACGATTGCGGGACCGGACTATGACAGTCTGGCTGTGGAATCGATCATGTTCCCGCCCGGCGTGACGGAAGCAGCGGATCAGAACAAGCTGCTGGCGGCGTGTGCGGTCAAGTGCTTTCTGATGGTCGCTGCATCGGAGGATGATCTCACAATGGGCATCCTTGACTGCGGGGAGTGCGTGATCGACGAGGAGTCCGGCAGTGTTGAGCTTTCGTTCATCGGTCCGGTTGTCGGGCGTGATGCCGTGACTCTGCTGTACGTGACCACGGACTTTGAGAACGTGACCGCCATTCCGCAGATCGTTAATCAGGGCAGCGGAAACGGCGGCGGAGGATCCTGTGAATCCGGATGGACGGAGATTCTGCCGGAGACTACTGCCGTGAACGATGATCCGGATGCTGTGGGCGTGGAACTTCCCGGCATGGATGTAGTGGCGGCGGGTGATATCTGCCGCGTGTACTGGAACGGGAACAACTATTCCGCCGAAGCGGTGGTGACGGCGGTTGACGGCGAATTGAACGGGACTCCGGTCGTGACACTCACGAACCGTGTTTCCGATGAGGTTGATACCGAAAATCTGGGATTCACGATCATGTACATTCCGTCAGTCGGCGGTGCATATGCCGTGGACGCCCGAGGATCGTCTCGGATCACCGTGCGTGTGGAGAAGCGCGGTGACTGCGTTGGCTGGGAGGAATTTGATGCACTGGCGGAAAAGGTTGCGGGCAAGGTTGGGACGCAAGAGCTGAACTCAGCCGTGCGGGATGCGCTGGCACAGGCGAAAGAATCCGGTGAATTCGACGGTGAACCGGGACAGGCGGGCACCACTCCGCACATCGGCGCAAACGGCAACTGGTACATCGGAGACACCGACACGGGCGTGAAAGCGCAAGGTGAAGCCGGACAGCCCGGTGACGATTACGTTCTCACCGAAGCCGACAAAACCGAAATCGCAGAGGAAGCGGCGGAGGAGGTCGGGAAGAACCACTACAACAAGGAGCAGATTGAAGCCGCTCTGGCTCAGAAGGCGGGCATCGAGAACGCGGTGTACGTCCTCAAGGAGGGCGAAACCTTGGACGACGTGCCCGAGGGATACGCGCTGGTGTACGACCCTTATGCGGAAGAGCCGGAGAAGGACTACTACACCAAAGCGGAAATCGACACCATGCTCGGCTCATATGTCAACGATATTGCGGAATTGATCGGAGGTGAAGCAATTGCCGACAGCTGAGAAGAACAAAGCGGCTCTTGAGGGGCTGATTGCGAAAGCCAACGCCGCGACGGGCGGGGCTGACACCACCGTAACCGATGCCGTGGATACGCTGATTGCGGGATTCGGTCAGGGCGGGGGTGAGGAAGCGAGAAAAGGGTTATTCTATCTTACCGACTATGTAGACGGATACCCCACCACTCTGATTTATAACTGCCCAGATACGAAAACTATGCCGAGCATATTTACGCAAAATGTAAATTTTAACGGACAATTGTTACAATTCATCAAAAGAGTTGTGATGCCGGATACCGTGACCACCATAGGCGAACAATCGTTCATGGCTTGCGGCTCTCTCGAAGAATTAAGCAACTGGGAGTCTATAACATATGTTGACAGTGAGGCGTTTAACGTGGGAAAACCATTCCGAGGTACTAATAAACGGCTACAGTACACGGAATTCCCACCGAATTTGACATACATCAATAACGCGGGGTTTATGTACAACTTGCCTGTTATCCGTGGACAAATCCCGGATTCCGTAACGCATATTGGTGACAATGCGTTTGTTTATGGGGGAAATTCCAATTGGGAAATCACAAAACTGCCGCCAAATTTGACGTATATCGGCAAGATGGCGTTTCATTGCTATCGGAAACTTTTAATAACCGAAATCCCCGCAACAGTTGACCACATCGGCGACAATGCGTTTAATGGCATACGACAAAACATCGTTGACAATTTTGAAATTCCGGGGAGTGCCGACTACTATCAGTGGGAATGCGTTTTTGAACAATACCGCTCTCGCAAACATCTACGTGCCGTGGGCGGAAGGTGCGGTGGCTAATGCTCCGTGGGGGGCAACTAACGCAACAATCCACTATAATACCGTCTACGATGCTGACGGCAAACCCGTTGAGTAAGGAGGTACACTATGCGGAAAATTACATTATACCGATACACCAGACCGGGTGGCGGGGTGACTATATCTCCCGTGAAACCGGATGGAGAATACACAGCACTGTATCGGCTGATTGCAGACGAAGGGCGCACGCTCACGGACGGCGTGAATCATGCGGAGTGCGTGGATACCGACAATCCCGATGCGTGGGAGGAAGCGGATGAAGAAATCACCGACAGCGAAGCCCTTGATATCATCGTAAACGGAGGTAACAACAATGCGTAAATCCGAAGCACTGAGAATCCGGGCGAATCTGGAAGCATCCGTGCAGTCGCTCCCGGACGTGACTGCGGCTGAGATGGTGTCGTTCTACCCTGCGTGGGCGGCGGGAATGGCGTATCCTGCGGGAGTGAAGGTGAAGTA